TTGTCTTGGAACAGTGAGGTCATTTCCGAATCACCCTTTCTATAGTCTCGCACACCCTTACCACGTCGTCGGCTGTCATGCCGGTGTGGTACGGGAGTGTAATCAGGTTCTTGAACGTGTCGTAGGCTACTGGATAGTCCCGGATGTCGAACCCGGCCCGGATATAGGCCGTGAACATCGGCAGGGGCTTGTAGTGGACATTGCAGCAAATACCAGCATCCAGGAGCTCCGCAAAAACCCGGTTCCGCTCTTCCTCATTTGCGCCAGGGATATGAACGGGAAACAGGTGCATGGAACTAGTGAAGCCATCACCAAAATGATAAATGCCCGGCTCAACGCAACCGGGCAGTAGACGATAGTATTCTTTTGTAAGCGCCTCCCGCTTTTCCATGACTTCTCCAAAGCGGTCAAGTTGTACGAGTCCGACGGCGGCATCCACATCGGTCATTATATGATTGAATCCGAACAAGGCGATGTCGTACTCCCAGGCCCGGCCCTTCTCTCCGGTACGTTCCTTAGTAGTTTGGCCGTGGTCTCCCAAGAGCGCCAGCTCATCAGCAAGCCGGTCGTTGTCGATACCGTCGAACTCCCTCCAGACGACCGCACCTCCCTCTCCGCCGGTAGTAATGCTTTTCAAGACATGGAAGCTGAAACATGTGAAGTCAGCAATGGCTCCGGTTTTCCAGTTTCCCCGAGAGGCTCCAAAGCTGTGAGCTGCGTCTGCGACAACGGCGACCCTGCCTATGCTTTTTTGCAGAGGCGTAGAGGGATAGAATAGGCTGGCCTTGCTGGAGATCGCTGTGGACAGGGCATAATAGTTACACGGCTTCCCGCCGATATCTACCGGGATGACAGCTTTTGTGTTCGGCCTGATGAGGTCTGGGAGGATGTCGTAATTCATCTCAAAGGTTCCAGGCTTCAGGTCGCAGAAAACAATGCGGGCGCCTACGTTGCGTATGACCTCCGCCGTGGCCGAATAGGTGTACGGCGAGGTAATCACCTCATCACCTTTGCCTATACCGAGGGCTCGGAGGCTCATCTCCAGGGCGGCCGTGCAGCTATCGTAGCAAACAGCGCGGTCGGCACTGCAGAACTCGGCTACCTTGGAGGCAAACTGATTCACGACCGGCCCTCCGGTGAGCCAACTACTCAGGAGCGTTTTCCCGGCGGCCGTTGCTTCTTGCGTTGTGATATCAGGTTTGGCGAACGGTATCATTCCACATCCCCCTTTTCGACGATCTGCGCCTTCATTTGGTCGTACCATATCGCCCGACCCTTTATCTTCCGGGTTTTAGCAATCTTGACCTTACGACCCTCGATGCCGAGCTTCCGAACCAGATCGTTATAATCAAGCTCGTTGCGGCAAGCGATAAGGACGTAGTCATACTTCTCGTAGTGGATGAGCTCCATGTCGGGGATAGCCCGCTTTTCTGCGTCCTCGTCCGGATTATCCAGGCCAAGGTCGACCGTCAGGTCGGCCGTCCAGTCGGCCAGAAGGTCTAAATCCCATTCGCCGCTGTGCGTGTTGTCCTTGATGTTGATTGCCCGGAGCTCCGCCTTGGCATAGCCGATGAGCCGCTTGCAGTCAAGCTCCGTATCCGGGCCGAAGCTTTTCATAACGGCCTTGTGCCGCTGATTCCCGGCGATGATGTTGTCATGTGCGTCAATGAGATAGATGCCAAAATCACCATAGGTCGTCATACTCAGCTCAAGCTCTTCCATCTTTGCCTTGCTGATTTTGCGAGGATTGCCAAAACCGGTCTTCAGGTCCCCGGCTTTCATCTTGCAAAGCTCAATGCGCTTTTCCATAACTTTATTCCTCCTGTGAAAAGAAAGGGGCCGACAAATACGGGTCACCCCTTTTAGGTTCGATGTTCTATTTACGAAATATCCTGCCTGAGCGTCAGGAGTTCAGTGATCACTCTGTCTGTCGCGGTGAGGGCACAATTGCCGTTGAGAGCGTAGGACAGTATCTCCAGCATCTTGCAGGAAGCCCTGTTACGCAAAAGAAATATTACTTTAAAAATTACGTTTTTGTAATATGATGGTGTAAAAACGCCTCCTCCCTTATAATCATATTAGGGAGGAGGTGAATGAAGTGATACTGGAGCAAAGGGTTCTGTCAGGAGATGAGCATTTCGAGATTGACGGAATGCCTCAGCCGGTTTTGGTGTCAGATTTCTGGGCATGGGCGATGTCTCGACTATTAATGGACGGCCCTCGCGGAGATTTGGCGGAGTTCATTGTGCGGATGGCTCTTGACGAAAACATCGAAGTACCTAAATGCGGATGGGGCGAGTGTGACATCGTATGCAAAAATGGATTCCGAATTGAAGTCAAGTGTTCATCTTATCTCCAGGAGTGGGAACGCCGCTCTCTTTCGAGACCCGTGTTCTCCGTTGCAAAGACGGTCAACTGCGACATAGCTGAGATCGACGGCGAGTATAGGTATGTTGGACGTGACGGCAATCCCCCAATACGTCGTTCAGACGCATACATTTTCTGTCTATATGCTCATATCGACCGCGCCACATCAAATCCATTGATGCTTGAGCAATGGGAGTTCTATGTCGTATCTACAAAGAAGATAGACGAAGAGCTTGGGGACAGAAAAACAGCAAGCGTACCAACCCTGGAGAAAATCGGCGCTGTGAAGTGCAACTTCTATGGATTGAAACGCGAGCTAGAAAGCTTGATGAACTGACTAAAAGAACGCAAGGGTTTTCGTCCTTGCGTTCTTATCCGTTTTACAGGATAGCATGGGATAATTTGGCGTGTCAATGGCGAGATTTTGGCGCAGTCACTCAAAGTAGCCGAAAAGCAAGGCGCTTAATTGGCGGAGTGCGGTCCTGCTGTCCTTGTAAATCGTGCTAATGTCGACAGCTTCAATGTCTGAGAGCTGCTGTGGTGTTTTCTCCTCGTCGTCGATGTACAGCCCTTTTATGACTCGGTATCTCCGGGCGTCCTCTGGTTTCGGCGACTGCTCGCATCGGTACTTGAAGTAGTCGAGCATCCTGTCTATGTGGTGAACAAGAATCCGGGTTCTGGCTGCGCTCTCCTGTACGCTGGCAACCTGGAAATCCCTGCCGCCTCCCATGAGGTCAAGAAGCGATTCGAGGTCATAGTCATCGTCGATGTGGGACGCATCGTAAACCGCACTCTCGCTGTGGATGACAAACCCCCTGTACTTCTCCAACAGAAGCTTTGTGTTATGGAGCCGCTTATCGCGGAGCTCCTTGCGCTTTTTGTCTGCCTCTTTCCTATACTGCTCTATGGCAATATGAGAAGCCAAACCGATGATTTCTCGTCTCTGCTCTGCGGTGAGCTTGCTGATGTCATTGCTCTTTTTCATATTACGCCTCCTTCTTGACTTCTCAAGCATTTATGCTACAATGTAATTACATAAAGTTATAGCGGCTTCGTTCTCTTTCGGGAGGCGGGGCTGCTTTTTTATGCCATTAGGGCAAGGCTCACCTTTAGGGCTTTGTCAATCTGCTGTTCGGCCTCGGTGTTGACCACCGTTCCCATGAGATTCAGGAGGCGCCCTTTGTCGATGGTAATGATGTGTTCGCACAAAGCGGTGCTCGGCCTCCTGAGCCCATGGCGGGGGTACAAGGCAACGTGGGTCGGGAGCTGCTTTTTATGGCTGGCGGTGACAATGACGGCTATTACGCTTCCACTGTTGGCGTTTCCCTGGTCATTCTGGATTATGACCACCGGCCGCTTCCCGTTCTTGTTATTAAGAGGGTCATGGGAGAGGTCAGCCATAAAGATGTCACCCCTGCGGGGTTGTGTCTTCTTCGGCATCGGACTCCTCCTTGCGTTGTGCGGCAGCAATGGATGCCGCATGAAGCAACGCCATAATTTCATCTATGAGGACAGCAACCATTATTTCAACAGCATCGCCGTCCTCGTTTTCACCTACGTTTTTAACAAGTACGGAGACAACGCCGGTTTCGTAGCTCGCCATAATCTTGCACTGTGACGTACTCTGAGACTTCATCCCTACCGCTACTCCGTTCTTATTTCGCGTGAAGTGGGAGTAAGCGCACATAGCCTCAAGCTCTACGCAATCAACCGGCCCCTTTTCCGGGTCTGTGTTCCTAATAATCTCGCTCATACGGCGCCCTCCTCTCTTTCGACCTCATCGAGGTAGGTGGCTTGCATATCGGCCAGATGGAGCAGAAGGGCCAGCGGGAACTTCTCGAAGGCACCGCTAAGGGCATAGCTCCCTCCCTTCACAGAATCGTCAAATCCACCCATGTGCCACCTGATCGCCATGGCCTCCTCGCGGGACAGCCTCATAAAGCCGGAAACAATGTAGGCGCTCTTCTCGCCGTGGCCGTAGGGGAGTTGGTCGTTCACGACATAGAACGGATATTGCTCCCATTGGCCCCTCTCGTTCTTACGATTTCTCATCTCCACGGTGTAGAAGTTGGCCTTGCAGATGTCGTGCAGGAGGGCACAGATTGCGATGGTTTCATCATCCTCGGAAGAAAGCCACGGGTTCTCAGCGTCAATCGGGCTGTCCATATACAGCTTTTTGAGCCGCTCATAAACGTGAATGCTGTGCTCCACCAGACCGCCGGGACAGGAGAGGTGGAATCGGGTACTGGCCGGGGCCTCGAAGAAATCGCCGCTCTTCAACCAGTCCAGGAGCTTGTCGGCGCCAGGCCGGGTGATGTGCTGCTGGTAGATTTCTATAAAATGGTCTTTCATAACGTCCTCCTAATTTACCGTGAGGGCAAGTCCGCAGATTTTGCAGAACTTGGCCCCCTCCGGGTGATCTGTGTTTTGACACCTGGGGCAGATGTTGGCGCCATTTTTTGCGCTGGAGGGTTTGAGGGTGGCAGGTTTAGTGTAAGACTCCCTATTGCGTTTGTGGCCTTTCCTATGGAGCTCCATAGGTTTTGTTGTTTGGTTGCTCAAAACTCAATCTCCTCCTCTTTCCATCTTTCGAGAGCGTCGCCGCAGCAGCACCCTTCGCACATGACCGGATGCCCTCCGTAACAGTGAACACCTTTGGAGCCGTCAGGCAAGGGGCAATAGTTGCACAGATTGTCATCCAGCATATCCGCAAGCTGATCGTCGGTCTTGTTGGAGTAATACTCTCCGTTGGTGAGGAGATCCGCAACAAAGACTGCGCCTTGCTTGATGAAGTTATGGGCCATCTGCGTTTGCCAAGCTCGAAGCCAGCTCGCTTGATGGGTCTTTTCATGTGTGCCTCCACCATACCGGACTATGAAATACTGATGCTCGAAAAGGGTGTCAAGGCTCGTTACGACTTTTCCTTTTCTGTATTTACGTTTGCTCATGCCGCCCACTCCCAAAGCCCTTGCTTTCCTTTTGCCGGTATAGGCTCAGACAGCTCCTTTACATTGGCAAGCTCCCATGCGAACCTTCCCGGTCGCCAGTCTCCGAAAAGGAACTCGTCAGTGAGGGTCTGCCAATTTGGAGACCAATATTGATTTGTTCTGTCTATGCAAACAGCTCCGGTCAGCCCCACTTTTGCCCCTCCCCACATTTTGGAACAATCGACAATCTCGGATGTAGCAACAATCGCACCTCGCGGCAATGCGTCGAGGTATTCCATTATGACGCCGATGTGCTTCTCTGGAACACCGAAGGCTCTGCCCATTGCAAAGATGATGTCGATGTCGCTGCCGGTCAGAACGTCCGATGGTTTTTTCTTTCCCGCATGGATGGCAATCGGCCCGTGGTACGAGGTGGGCCAGCTCCGCGTCTCGAACTTCTTTACTCCGATTGCGATGAGCGACGCCCATGGCTGGTAAAGCGTGATAGCTTTCATGGATTCTCCTCCTCTATCTCTGCCGGGTCAAATCTCAACGGCAATACAAGTCGACATATTTTTCCGTGCGCCTTTATCAGCACCGGCTTCAACGGGTCTACTATGTAGGGAATGAAAACCCCATAGATGTGCTCGGCGAAGTCGTTGTTTATATATACCGTGTGGCTTTTGGATTTTAACGCCGCAATAATTGGTCGTCCAAAAGGACTCCGGTAGGCTATCCGGCTGATTTTTGCCTCCTCGTATAGGTCGATGTCAAGGCCACCAAGAAGTTTACTGATGCTGTCCGTCTTTGTAAACTTCTCTCTGTCCGGGTATGAAAAGCGTATGTCTCCAGCCGTTTCAGCGAGGGCGCATCCGTCTGTTATCCATGTGTCATCTCCGATTTGCTCTATGAAAGTGCGCTTGGCGGATAGTGCAATCATGCGCTCCAGATAGTCGTGCGGTAGGTTCCGCGCCCGTTCTATGATGGTCTCCATCTTGACGCTTTTATCACACCACGGGCAACGCAACGTTGGGCCGGTAGCTCCTGTTGGGTCATAAAATACTGATGTGTCATCGGCTTCACAACGCTCGCAATATTCGCCGTGTTCCTCCATCACCTTCATAACCATGCCTATCGGCACCATCTTCTTAGCTTCGATTTCCTTTGAAACGGCTTTCAACTTTGCCATGAAGCCGCTTTCCTCCAAGTGTTTCTCAAAAGCCTTGCTTACTGCTTCTGTTTGTTGATTCATTCCTGAGCACCTCCCCAGGGGAACTCTCGCAGCAATTCTTCGCCCCATATTGGAGTCATGCTGTCCTTCATAAAGACCGGGATGCCGGTCATCATGCCAAACTCGGCAACAGGCTCCACCCATGACCGCTCGGGTACTACCTTGTCTTTTCTGTTGCCTGACTCAGCACCCATGATAATCCACTTTAACTTGCGAGTTCTGGGGTTTTCAGGATAGGGGAACGGCTCTAGGATGGGCTCCATACTTATGAAGGTGTTGTGATAGTCCGACAAAAAGAGGGGTACATCGCCGGTTGCGATTGTTGTCCCGTACCAAAAATTGTTCTCTCGGGGTAGCAGCGCCAGTTCATCAAGCTCGGTATATCGCTGTGAGTTCTTGGTCAGGAACAAGTAGCGGTGCTGAGGAGCTGCGAGACAGGCATCGAGAACCTCCAATATCCAAGAGGTGGGAACCCAACGCCCGAACAGATCGGCCATAGAGCAGACGAAAATGTTTCGGGGCTTCGTTTTCCGTGCCGGTTCTCCGAGGCGGTAGCGGTGGAAGGTAGGATCAAAATCATACGGAAAGTTCGCTTTTTTAAAAATGCCCGCTTTTGTGCGTCTAATGGGCTGTTTTGAAAAAACATGAAGGGGATCGCCGTGTGTAGTGTTCCATATAGAGTTTTTACCGTGCTTTTTCTTCTCATCGGGAATGACCTCACCCCCGCAACGTGGCTCAAATCCCGCAAATCTGTGGGCAATATTGCGCGCATAGCAGTATTCGCAGCCGTGGTCGCAACCCGTGATGGGGTTCCATGTTTCGTCACACCACTCTATCTCAGTCTTATTCATCTATCTCACATCCTTCCAAATTGAACCTACGCTCAACAACCTCCCGCACTTGTAAGGTGATTTGACAGCCACAATCTGGGCAGTCCATCACATCGAAACACACGGGGGCGGAAAACATCGCCCCAACGCCGCTATTGGTCTGGACAGTCTTTTCGCGTTTCGGGGTTATCCAAGCGTTACACACGCTGCACATTACTTTTTTCTTGGCTCCAAACATTTCTACACCCCTTATCAGCACCGGAGTATGGGCTGGCGGCTGTCTTTGTACTTCCGCTTCTGGCCCATAACCTCCGCTCTGTCCCGCACCAACTTACGCAATTTCATCACCAACCTCTTCAGTCGGCTCCTCATAGCCGTAGCCGTCATTTTCGCCATCATTATCTTCGTCAATGCAGATTTCCTCTTCCACCTCGACAAACTCCTCGGCAGCGTCTTCCTCGCATTCCGGCTCAGGGGTGTTCTCGTCGGAATCGGCATCGGACGGAGCCGGGAGCTGTGCAATCTTATGCCCTTCAAGGGCAGCCGCACCATCTTCAACATCCGTGTACTCTGCATCGACAAAGTTGCGGCTGTTGATGATGTCGCCGGGCATATCGTCAAATGACATCTGCCCGTTCGTAATCTCCCGCATGACATATTTGTGCTCATCAGCATCCCATACCAGCTCATAATTGCCGCTCAGAGTGCCGTCCTTCTTATCCTTAATCTGGAGCACAGACTGGACGGCGTGGTCAAACTTGGGCTTGACTATATCGCGCATGGCGCCATCGTAGGCAGCCTCAAAATCACGAGTCTGCTCTTTCTCCAGAGAAATCTTGAGCTTGACGTTCATCTCGGCAGCGTCGGCGCCCTTCAGTTCCATGTTGCTGAGGGTGTTACGAAGGATGCTGTCAAAGTCGCTCTTCAGGGCGTTGAAAGTGTCTCCATTGAGAGACAGGGGCAATACAGTCTGAGTATTCATAGTGCGTTCCTCCTTATGTGTTTTCCTTGACATATTTATTGCGGCACTCTTCGCAGCAGAAATCGTGCCATTCGCCAGAGATTTTTAGGGACTTCCATCCAATATCGAAAAGCTGTTGCTGCGCCGCACGGTAATCCGGCTGGCTATCATCGAACTCAAATTCCTCGGTCGAGGAGCATTGGTCGCAGTAGCAGACGATGGTTCCCTCTCCGTGGATGAGGCCCCACTCGACCTCTTTCATGCGTTCTCACCCCCGGCCTCCTGGATAGTAACGACCACTCGTGGGGAATCGCTGTAAAACTTCCTGACCATGGCATCAACGACGTGGGAATCGTCACGGTAGGCGATGCCATTGAGCGAATCGCAGACTACCTTGCCAATGTTGTCGAAGTCCGGCTTTTTGGTAGGTCTGATTTGGTTGGCCATCATTGCGGCCCGCTTTTTCTTGCTTGCGGATTTCGGGATTGAGTAGTAGGCAAAAATGCGGACATCCAACATCGTATCGTCGCCGAACCGAATCTGACCGCATTGAAGCCGGTACTCGGTCTTGACCAGGTTCTCATAAGACACCGTCTCCTTCGGGGTGTAGGTTCTCCCGGTGGCCTTACTGAAGCGCGGCCGCCCTTTGCCATTCGGCTCTCCCAGAACGGTAAACTTAGCTTTCACTGTCTCCACCGCCCTTTCCTTTGGAAGTCTCCTCAAACTCGACAAAATAGCAATAGCTCTTTTTGCCAGGGATGGGTTCCTTGCCTTGCCGAACGGTATAGCCATTCTTCACCAGAATTGTCGCTACGGTGAGCCGGTCGGTTTCCGTAAAAATCTTTATTCTATTCATCGGTTCCCTCCAAGAATGTCTTCATCTCATCAAAGCGCCGGGCAGCTTCAGCCTTTCTCCACGCTTTACCGGCAAACTGCATCGGATAACAGACCTCAAAAATACGGTCGTATATGCGTGAGTAGCGAATGTCTGTAGTTTCCCTCATCTCTTTGAGTGTCAGGTTCGTCGTCAGTATGATTGGGAGCCGCGCTCGATACCTGCTGTCCACAACGTTGTACACCTTCTCCAGAGCAAAGTCAGTGCCGCGCTCGGCCCCGAGGTCATCAATGATGAGGAGTTGCGCTCGATTAAGGTGGCTAATCAGTTTGTCTTCATCCTCCTTGAACCCCTGCATGGAGGTCAGGAGCTTCACGAACGAGGTCATCACCACCGGGACGCTGCTGTCGAGAAGATAATTGGCAATGCAAGCGGCAGCAAATGTCTTCCCAGTTCCTACATCTCCATAGAACAGGAGCCCTTGGTTCTTTTCGACCATAGCGTCGAAGTGTTCGGCATAGCGGAGACAGAGTTGAAGATTCTTAGCGTTTTGCTTGATTTTCTGAAAATTGACGAAGGTTGCTGCCTTGGCTTGGTCATCCATTAGGCTCTTCGTCTTGAGCATATGGACAATTCCCATTTTTTCTTTCTTCCTCTTCTCCTCCTCCTCGGCATCACGAGCTTCAGACCTGCATTTGCAGAGAACGCGAGCCTTTCTCACACCACCGCCTAAGACATCAGGCATATCAAGCAGGAACTCCCGGCGAGTATGGCACTTCCCGCAGCAGAGGAACCCTTCTTCATCTCGGTAATCGCCATCTTCCTGTGGGTTCATATCTGCGGCGTTGGTAATAATTACATCCAAGGTATTCCCTATGCCAGAAAATTCGCTCATCATTCATCCCTCCATTCTTCATAGGGATTCCCATCGTCTGGCTTCTCGGGAGTTTCTGGGTCTTTGGGTAGGAAGTCCGTAAATGGCATTGCATCACTCAGGAAGGTCTTGGGATGCTTGATGAAATCCGTCTCAGTTCGCTTGGATTTGCACTCAGCGGCATACGATATGGCTGCAGCGATGAGTTCCTCATCGGAAAACCCATCCTTTTTCCGCGCTGTGTATTTCTTATAGGCATTGCCTTTATCAACGCGCCTCGGGTAGGCTGACCAAAACCGCTCGAAACCCACCGGGTATGGACTCTTCCCGCCCTTTTCAACCGGCGGCGTCGGTGTATCTTCGCCCCCTATGGGATGTGGGGCAGACTCGTTTTGGTCCGGAGGTGAGGGAGAACGGAGTCTGTCAGCTTCCCTCTCTTTTTCGCGGGCCTCACGCTTTCGGGTAGTATCTTTCTCCTTTTTGCGAAGGTACTGATACCACATCTCCTGCCACTCGTCCCAATCATGCAGGTATAGCTCGCCGCCGCGTTCTTCAATCCAGCCAGATTCGACCATGCTGTCTACAAACTTTACGGCATCAAGCCCTTTGGAGAGGCCCGAGGCTATAACATTCGCAACATCCTCCTTGTCGGCACTTTTGATGAGGCCGCTTTGATTTGCGTTTTTAATACCCCAGAGCCAGATGAGGATGAGATTACCAAGGGCTTCGTTTCTGGAGCACCCTGCAAGCTTTGCAAGATTTCGGAGCTTAGGCCCCACAACGTCCTCATGGACGTTTATCCACGCCATTCACATCACCTGCCTTTGAACCGGGGGCGGCTTGGCAGGCAACCCCCGGCGGTTTACTCAATAGTTGTCTGCTCCTCAAAGCCATCGCCTTCAAGCAGGTCTTCGTTTGCCGTGCAATCCTCTGCTGCTTCCATAAGGCAGGACATGACACCACTGTAAACACTGACGGTCATGTCGTTTGTGCTGGTAAGGCCAAACTGCTCTATGATGCTCTTGAGAACATCATTCGCCGCCTCCATGTCAAAATGTTCTCTGGCTGTTCTGAACAAGGCTAGGCGCTGTTCCTGCGTGATAAGCGGGTCTTCCTCGGAAGGGACATCGCCGCCTTTTTCTCCGACAACCGAGTATTCGGCTTCAATGGCACCAGAGGCGATCATCTCATCCTCCGAGTAGAGTCCTTCGTACTCATTCGGGAAAGCTTCCCGGAGGCATTGACTGACTGCCACCTTTTCGATCATTGTGGCGGGCTTTACCTTCCAGTTCGCTTGGCCGCTGCTGTACTCATCCAACGCAACCTCACGGTAGATTTCTTCGACGGCAGCGGCCCCATGGCGCTGGCGGTACACTCGGCACCACCCACCAATAAGCGTTTCGCCGAGAATAGTGTAAAGGCAGCACCCTTCTTTCTGAATGACCTGGCCATCCCGTACAATGGTGATGCCCATCTTTTTTCCTCTATACTCGGGATTCCGGTCGGCCCGCCGGTTGTAGGCGTGTTTACCTACGA